CAGAAAGTTTTGAGGGCCTCAAGAGTAGGCTTTGCAACCGCCTGCGCATACTTGCCAAGCTTAGCGGCAGACAGTTCCTGCGACAGCTTGTCCTGAGCTTTCTTTGCGTTAATGTTCATTGCAGTCACCGCCTCTCAGTTCATCAAGCTTACATCTTATGTCGAATATTTTTCCGTATGCCTCTCCAATATCAAAGGCTCTCTGCTCACATTCTGACATTCCCTCATAGACAGTAAGTATATTTGAGCAAGCTTCATCAGCAGTTTCGTATGCTTGACAAATCTGCTCTTTTGTGCTATCATCAAGGTGTGTTGAATTGATATTTTTCAATATCTCTGAGCTTGTGCTGTTGGCAGACAGTGCAGGCTCAGTTTTCATGTATTCGAGAATATGATTCATGAAATCAGTGATGCAATTGCCATGTCCTGCAAGCGGGCATGATACACAGTTGTCTACTATACAGCATTTAGCCACAGTAATTATCTCATCTTTCGTCATTTTTATTCTCCTTAAACTTTTTCTCCCAGTGCTTTTCAATGGCGCCAAGTAATATGTACATCACTACATCTATCACTGCAAGCACGGCTATTGTTATCAGCAGTATCAACGCCATTTTACCACTTTCCTTTCATTTCAACTTCGACCTTGACCACGGGTCTGCCTGCTTCTCTCACTGCCTGCTCCAGTTCCTCACGAACTGTGTCTTCGGCGGTTTCTTTTATGTTTCGATACAGCCCATAGATCACCAGTGCAACCAGTGCCATACATAACGCTATGGCAGATGCATATCTGATGATCTCCAACGTTGCTATCAGGTTGTTCATTTTCTCACGTCCTTTCATTTTAACGTCCTGTGTTTTAAGCTATCCACTCAGGGTGCTCAGTTCTTGCCGTTTCACAAAGTTTATCCCAGAGCGACGGGTCACGCCCGACCATATCCTGCAAAGCTCCTGCAAGCTTGCGACCGATACTGTCCGCAGCCGCCTGCCGCTCCTGCTCCGTGCAATCGTCCCAAAGCTTGTAACTCTTGCCACCGTCGAACGAAACGTGCCTTATGACCTTTAAAGGCGGATATTTCGGCATTTTTATCACCTCCTACTCAATTCTATTGGATATCGGGGTTGTACTATGCTAGACAAGCTCCTCGATAACGGCGATATTCTCACCCTCTGAGCGGTCAACAAGATCCATAGCCTCACCTGCCGTTTTTGCCGTGACTGTTACCAGCCTTACGCCGCTGAACGTGTCTGTCAGCTTAATTTTGTAGTGTTTCATTTTTGTTCCTCCTTGAAATTTTATACTCTATGCGGTATAATGTAGAAAACGTGAAAAGAGGAATATGTTATGCTAGACACTCAAACATTGAAAATACTCAAATACATAAATAAAAATCCGAATGTTTCTTTAAAAACCCTTACTGCAAAGTTTGGTGAAAGCTGTAAAGATTCCACTAAATTGTTGCAGAAAAATGATTTTATTTCAAATGAATCCGCAGGATATCACCCGACTGCATTTGTACCAATGTATAAAAACATATTTCGCATTCTTCCTCAGGGAGAAGCATATCTCCAAAGCATTTCTAAAGAAAGAATCAAATATTGGGTGCCAATAATTATTGCTGATTTGTTGTCAGCAGCCGCCATTGTTGTATCTATTTTAAAATAGATATCACTATTGCTGTTATGGAGGCTACTATCGGAAATATAGTTAAAATAAATCCAAGTTTATTTTCTTTCCACATTTCACGATAACTTTCAATTATAAGTTTCAACAACTGCACTATTCTCACCCCCTTTTTAATCGCTTGTTTCCTTTAAGAAACTGCGTCTGCAAAAAAAATATCAAGTATCTTTTCTTGCGTAAGTTTCAGCACTTTGGAGATATTTGCGATCTCAGGCTGCTTGAACGCAGTTTCCCCTTTCATACGAGAATACAGCGTTTTCTTGTCCAAGCCTATTAGCTCAGCGAGTTTTGGAATGGTCAGACCACACCTTGCTATCTCCGCATTAAGGTCATTAATATTCATTGCTTTCACCGTCCTTTCCTGTCTTAGTTTCCTTTAGGACACTTTCAGTATATCATATCAAAATTGCATTGTCAACCCCTTTAGGAAACTTTTTTCACTTTTTTTGAAAAAGTAGTTGCATTTTAGAAACTTATATGTTATAATATAATCAATCCAAATCAGGAGGTCAAAAATTATGGACATAGGAAAACTTATAAATAAAAGAAGAACAGAACTCGAACTTACTCTTGAAGATGTGGGCAATGCTGTTGGCGTTAGCAAGAGTACAGTAAAGAAGTGGGAAGACGGCTTTATATCAAATATGAAAAGGGATAAGATAGCCGAACTTGCAAAGGTGCTTAAACTCAATCCTGTTTCACTTATCACAGGTGAAGAAACTGTTGAGAATACGTCTGATAGCATTTTCAACGACTTTGACAATATCAGACCACTTGCACTTAAAAAGTTTCCTATGGTCGGCGAGATAGCTTGCGGCAAACCTATTTTCGCAGATGAGGATCACGAAAGCTACATAATGGCTGATACTGATATCCACGCTGATTTCTGCCTTAAAGCTAAGGGTGACAGTATGATAAACGCAAGAATATTTGACGGCGATATCGTTTTTATCAAGCAAATGCCAATGGTCGAAAACGGTGAGATCGCAGCAGTGATAATTGATAATGAGGCAACGCTGAAAAGGGTCTATTATTATCCTGAAAAACATAAGCTTATCCTCAATCCTGAAAATCCTGCGTATGAGCCGCTTGTGTATATCAACGAGGAGCTTGACACTATACGCATTCTCGGCAAGGCTGTTTGCTTTATGAGTAGCTTGTGAGGTGACAACATGATAATAAAAAAGCTCATCCATGCGTGTTCAAACAAGAAAGAAATCAAATTCAATATAAGTGTTCCGGCAAAGACAGTAACTACAGCAGGTGAAGTCATTGATACATCAGCTATTATGTCACCATTCGACCTTAGTAATCTTACTCCTAGAGCAAATGGTGATTGTTACTACCTGTTGGAACATTCTAACAGATCTATCGCACTAGACTATCTTGATTTAATCAATAATCTAATTCTACAAGCCAAAAGGCATTATAGAGCAATACCAGATAAACAATTCAAAAAATCTCTTTTTAATAGCCAAATGAACAGCACCGGAAGTTACAATCTGCAACTAGCCTTTAATCCATTAACCAAAAAAGAAAATAGATTTCCAAAAGCAGCTTACACAATACTTTATTATCCTAATGATGAAATATTTGCTGATTTGAATTTCAACGTTAGTGGAGATATTGTTTCATTGAAGATAATTATATGGAAAAAATACACTTGCTTTCAAGTAAACTGCACTTGTATTGATAATTCGCTTACAGTGAATAGAATTTATATGACAAACCCTGATAATTACAAAAAAGAAGTTGTATACAAATACAATAAATAAAAAAACGCCAGTACCGCAAATACTGACAGAAAAAAATCTCGCCCCCAAGTGCTACCAACACTCAGAGGCGAGCAGAGCGGATACTACCAATATCAGCTCGATTCAAATTCACACCCACTTCAACCACGAAAGGGCGAATTCTGCCCTTTTATTATACTGCATATTATTAAATATGTCAAGAAAATAGGAGGAAAAATCAATGAAGATCGCAGCGGCTTACGTTCGTGTTTCCACCGAAGAACAGACCGAACTGTCCCCTGACAGCCAGGTCAAGCTCATTCGTGAATACGCTAAGAAAAACGGCTATATCGTGCCGAAAGAGTTCATCTTCCACGATGACGGCATTTCGGGACGTTCCACCGCCAAGCGGCAGGGCTTTAATCAGATGATCGGCACAGCTAAGCTCAAACCTAAACCCTTTGACGCAATCCTGCTGTGGAAATTCAGCCGTTTTGCCCGCAATCGTGAGGACAGTATCGTCTATAAATCAATGCTCCGCAAACTTGGTATCGACGTCATTTCTATCTCCGAGAATGTCGGTGACGACAAAATGTCCGTGCTTATCGAGGCTATGATAGAGGCAATGGACGAGTATTACAGCATTAACCTTGCCGAAGAAGTCAAGCGTGGTATGACAGAGAAGTTCGGGCGAGGTCTGAAAGTTTCAGGTCCTCCGCTGGGCTATGATATGAAGAACGGCGAATTTGTGGTCAATGAGCAGGGGGCTGAGATCGTCCGCCGCATTTTCGATATGTACGTCAACCAAGATATGGGCTACCTCAACATCGCCCGTGAGCTGAACGCCGAGGGCATACGCACCCTGCATGGCAATGATTTTGAGACCCGCACTATCGCTTACATCATCAGAAATCCCGTCTATATCGGTATGCAGCGTTGGACGCCTGGCGGAGGTGGCTCAAAGGGTCACTACCGCTCTGCCGTAGCCGAGAACGTTGTTATTACTCAAGCTCACCACCCTGCCATTATCGACAAGAAGATTTTTGAAAAGGCTCAGCAGAAAGCCGCAAAGGCTCGCAGACCATACGAACGCAGCGGCTCGACCAAGCACGAGTATATGCTCAGGGGTCTGCTGAAATGTAGTTCTTGTGGCTCAAACCTTACAATGGCGTCGGTCAAAAGCGGCACTCTGCAATGCTATCAGTACGCTCACGGGCGGTGTAAGGAGTCCCATGCTATTACTATCGGTAAGATAGACAAGGCGGTCATAGAGGACATACAGGGGCTTGTGGACGGCACAGCAACCGATTACAAGCTTGTTGACCAATCCCATGTCAAGCCAAAGAAAGACACGTCCAAGTTTGAGACACAGCTTGAACGAGAGCGAATGAAGCTCGAACGAGTTAAGGCGGCATATGCAGACGGCATTGACACGCTGGAGGAATACAAACGCAACAAGTCGGAAGTCCTCGCCAGCATTGCAGAGCTGGAAAGCAAGCTCCGCCAAGCAAAGCCGCCCAAGCCACAGCCCACAGCCGACCGCCTGCCTGATCTGAAAGTCAGGGCGCAGGAAGTCCTCAAGGTCATAACCTCGCCTAATGCCACACCTATGGAAAAGAACAACGCTTTACGCACTATTGTTGACAAAGTTGTCTTTGACCGCAAAACGTCAAGCATTGAAATGTATTACCTGTGCTGAAACGGCGTATTTAGGCGGTTTTAGAGTTGGTATAACTTTTTGAAGTCTGGTGGCCCTGACGGCGAGCTTGGTGCAGCGCTTCGCTATCTCAATCAGCGTTACTCAGCCCCCTGCCGTGAGGTGCAGGCAATACTCAACGATATCGGCACAGAAGAACTTGCCCACATCGAAATGATCGGCACTATTATCTATCAGCTGACCCGCGACCTCTCCCTCAAGGAGATAAAAGACAGTGGCTTTGACACCTATTTTGTTGACCACACTACAGGCGTTTACCCTATAGCCGCCTCTGGTGTACCATTTTCTGCGGAAATCTTCCAAAGTACCGGTGACGCTATTGCTGATATACACGAAGACCTTGCTGCTGAGCAAAAAGCCCGCCTGACCTACGACAACATTCTCAGGCTTGCTGACGATCCCGATGTCCGTGACCCTATCAAGTTTCTTCGTGAACGTGAGATAGTCCACTACCAGCGCTTCGGCGAAGGACTAAGACTTATTCAGGATATGCTTGACAGCAAAAATTTCTACGCTTTCAATCCTAGCTTTGACAAATAATAAAAAAAGCGGACTGATAACAACA